GACTTAAACCAGCAGCAGGTATGTTTGGCAAGAAATGAAACTAGCACTTACAGCTATTCTGTTATTAATATTAATAGGAGCAGTAGCTAATGCTACAGATAACAGCACAGCAAATCAGACTAACACATCTGGTAGCAACACTACTATAAGTGGTGGGTATACTAGCACAACTACAAACAATAATGATGGTCAAACTAACACAACAACCTCGACCACAACTAATGCCACCACACACAGTAATAATTCTGAAACCCAAAAGATACCTGTAGGTACAGCTAATGCACCAAGCATGAGTTCTTATTCACAAGACCTATGTACTGTTGGTGTTAGTGCTGGTGTTCAAATGACTTCGTTTGGTGTAGCAACAGGTTCATACTTTACAGATGAGAATTGTGAACGAATGAAACTATCTAAGTTGTTATATGATTTTAATATGAGAGTTGCAGCTATAGCTATACTATGTCAAGACGATAGAATCTTTAGTGCTATGGATAATGCAGGCACACCATGTCCATTTGAAGGACAGATTGGTGCAGCAGCAAAAGCTCAATGGAAAAAGTATGATGTCGAAAGACCTGACTACAATAGATATATTAAAAACTTAAAACATAGAGCTACTATTGATGCAAGACTTAAAAAAGTTTTAGAAAAACGGATAGACACAGACTACAAATTGTATGGCGATGAATAGTTTAATTAATTGGGTATATGGATTAATTACATTATTTGTAATAGGTTTTGCAGCTTTTGCTGAAGATATAACTACAGGCAATTTGCTTCCAAATGCAACTAACAATGCTAGTAGTTATCAAACTATAGATACATCTGTTCCTAACATTACTACTAATGAATTTAACACAACAGGTAACATACAAGACTGGGGTCAAGAATTGGAAACAACAGGAACTGGTGGTATTAATGTTACTGGATCACTTGTTGGTATAACTACAGGCGATGACACAACTACACAAGAAAAATTAAACAACGGGGTTACGCTTAACTCTACAACTGTAGTACAGAACTGTGAGTACCAAGGGTCTAACTGGCAATGTGGTCAAGCCAAACCAGGACAAGATACATACACTACTACTGTTAGTATCCTAGATGCTAATGGCAATGTCTTGTCTACTGTAAACCAAGTTAGAAATAATGATGCAGGTTATAACAGTAATGCTTATAAATATTTGGATACTGTTACATACACAGGCACAGGCAGCAATCAATTCTATTGGGCATGGGAAGGAGTAGACTTAGGTCATGCTACTTATGGTACTAACTTAGGTGGTCCTAATTTGCTTGGTGGCAAACTAACTATGACATATGATAATGTTGTCTTGCAACAAGAAACTATTGAAGTCATAGAAGAAGTAATAGAAGAAATTGTAGAATGGGAAGAAGAATTTATTGAACCAATAATTGCACCACCCTATGTTATACCACCTGTATTAGAAATTATTGAACTAGAAGAACTAGAAGAATTTATTTTAGAAGAGCCAATGTCTATTGAAATATTAGAAGAAGCATTTCACGAACTTGAAGAAGAGTTTGAAGAGATAGAAATACTGCAAGTATTTGGTGGGCCAGAAATAGTAGAAGAAGAACCAGAAGAATTACAAGAAGAAGAAATTACAGGTACAATAACTGAAGAAGAATTAATAGTAATGGAAGAACCAAGCAATGAGACAAATGAGCTTACATCATCAAATCAAATTACTGAAACACCTGTTGAAACAGAGCAGGTCGTGGAAAACGAACCTGAAGAAGCTAGCACAGCCAAGATGGAAGAAGTTAAAGAAGAATCTCAAGTGGAGTCGTCCATAGAAACAGAAGAACCTACTGTTACAGAAGCAAAAGTTGAAGTAAAAACAAAAGAGTTTTCAGTAGATGTAGCTGACGTTGAAGCTAAAGTAAAACAAAAAATAGTATCAGTCGAGAAACAATTACAAGCAATAAGTATAATTGGTGCAAGAGCTATGGTTAAATCACAAGTAAATCTTAATCAATATAGTAGTAAAAATGCAGAAATGTTTGACAACAGGCAAATATACCTTAACAAAACTTATAATGATGTGGTATTATTAGATGAATATATGGTTGATATATACGCAGATGATAATAGGATAGCTCAAATTACAATGAACGACCCTGTATTAAAATATCAAAATGCTGTTAGAGAAATACAAATAAAAAAAAGACAAGCAGAGTATGAACTAAGAAAAGTAAGAGGTTATTAAGATGGCAGAAAGTTTTATGAGTAGTATAATACCTGAAGAAAAAGGTCCAACTATATTAAGTAAGAATATAAAAAGTGGAACGAAGAAAAAAGAAAATACAACAGAAAAAGATTTGTCTGTTTTTGTAAATCACATAAAAAAATTAGAAGGTAAAAAATTAACTGCTTATAAACCTGTAAATACAGAAGAACATTATACTGTTGGTTATGGACATTATGGACCTGATGTTAAAAAGGGAATGACAATAACTGATGAACAAGCAGAGAGTTATCTTAAAAAAGATATTGAAAAACGATTAGTTACAATAAAAAAAGCTATACCTAATTTTGACAATATGCCTATAGATACTAGAAAACATCTTTTAGATTCTTGGTTTAGAGGAGGATTGTCTGGCAGTCCTAAAACTATTGATTTAATTAATCAAGAAAATTATGCAGAAGCAAGTACAGAATTTCTTGATAATAATGAATATAAAAACACTAAATTAACTGGTGTAAAAAAACGGATGGAAGCTACTTCACAAGCTATAGCTAGATTAGAAATATAAGGAGAACAACATGGACATAGTTGAAACATTAAAAAAATATGTAGTATTAGTTGGGATAGTATCTACGTTAGGTGGTGGGTTTTATGCTTGGGGTGTATTTAATAATAGACTTGATGAGCTGGAACAATCCACCAATGCTAAAGCAGTTAAAGAATTAAATAGGAAAACAAATATTCTTGAAAAAGAATTGCGTGTATTGGAAATTAAATTTGAAGAGTTTAAAGTTTCAATAAAGAATCCATTAAATTATTAAGGAGGACACATGAGTTTAGATAAAGATAAAATCAAAGAAGAACTGAAAGAGTTTTCTGAAGATGCTGCTGAAGTTATTGGAGATGCACTTAAAAAACATTTCTGGAAATCAGCTAAAGCTGCGTGGAAAAATTTTTCTATTGTTCAAAAGTTATATGTTGCTGGTGCGTTTTTTATATATTCGTATTTACTATATTGGATTTAAACTAATTTCTTGATCCAGTTACCATCATCATCTAATACCATTGGAAGTAGTCGTGGGATGCCATCTAATATAATGCCACATCCAAGTATGAATCTAGTTTTAAAGTTTTTTGCATAAGCAAATGCTAAAGACTTTTGATTTATAAGGCATCCTACATTCATTCCAAAAAATAAATTATCAGGATTGGCCCACCAAGATATAAGAAACTTGGTATGATAATGCCCTTGTACTGTATTCATTCCCATAGTTTGTGATACCTTTAATACATCTGCTGCCTTGCCATGTGTAAACAAACATCTTCTGCCATTAGATAAAGTAATTGTTAAATCATCTACCCATTCCCATTTCTTAGTGCCAAGAAAATCCCCATAGTCTTTTAAAAATTCTCTGCTCATACCATTTTTTATAGCTCTACGAAACACCATAGACGAATGATTAGATTCTACTTCTACAACTTTTGGAAACATAGATTCTAATTCTTTAATATACTCACGAGCTAGGGTTAGCTCATCCCCTGGAGATGGTAAGTCAGGGTCATGGTCATGCATACTGATAGCTTGAAAATCCAACAAGTCTCCAATATTAATAATTGTGTCTGGTTTAAATTCTTTTTTAACAGCAGATAAAAATGCAAAAGAATCTTTATGATGATAAGGAATATGTAAGTCGCTGATAACTAAGACTTTTTTATTCACAATACCTGTAGTTTAACACAAGTTATCCACATTAATCAACAGTTTTATGTGGTGGATTTAACTCTTCAAATAAAGTTAGTAATCTTTTTTGAAGTAAGTTTTTAAACTTCTCTTCCGTTAAATCAAACAACTGTTTGTCATTTAATTTTGCATGACATATATTTTCTGATGCGACAGTAAACATAATATCTTTTGCAAGTTCATTTACAAAATTTGTTATCATCATTCTCCTCCGTATTCGCCATACTGTTCTTGGAAAAATGGCAATGGTGCGTCTTGTGGTCGCTTACCATCCATGTAATCTTGTCCATGTCCATACCCTAGATTGTATGCGAAAACTAACAACTCTTCAAGATTGTTTAGTTGACCATCAGTTAGTTTTTGTGTTGCTAAAAATTTGTCAGCATTGTTAAACATATACCCAATGTAGTCAGCAACAGATTTAAAATTTTCTGCTTTCAACATAACATCTTGACCATCATTTGTTAGGATGCTCATAAAATTACGCATAATACCTCCTTGACTTTTTTTTCTTTAAATGAAATAATAGAATAGGTTGTTGGGTTTGATTAAACATTGGTTTGATAACGCAGAAAGTTAAGAGATTAACACTAGAACTCAACACTTTTCTCCTTAAAGTAATCACAAAAAGAATTTACTCGGCAATAATGTTGACACCTTACATCTTCCCCTGCTCTAAAAACTACAGTACATCCTTTGCCTTCTATTAATTTCTTATCTTTTAAATATTGTTTAACTTGGTCTTTGTTGTCTAATACACGAAGAGCAGTCTTTCTACCATCTTTCATAATGGCATACTTGTCATCTTTTCTCCACCTTTCTTTAGCAGTACATACATCTAACTCTTCTGTAGATCCAACAAGACTTGCTTCCTGGTGTGCCTTAATCCTAGCCAATACATAATTGTCTTGTTCTTCTTCTGACCATTTGCGTATTGGTATCATAACAACTTGTTTTTTTGGATAGTTATCTGATGTCATAGTTTTTAATTTAGACCAATCTCTAAGTATAGCCATAATAGATAACGACTTAATTTTAAGTTGTTTACCACGTTTGTTTTGCATAGGAGTATCCGTATGC